GTTGTTCGGATTTTACACCAACACAAGTATTAGACCACATTGATGAATGGTTTGAATTAAAAGAAGCCTATTGGCAGTTTATAGATAGAAACGGAAGTACCTTTGAATTAGTAAATTCTGGGCATTTTACAAAAAACAAATAATTTAAATATTAACATTATGATACTTAAAAAAGGCGATAACAACGAAAATGTTAAGTTAATGCAACAAAAGCTGGGAATTGAACCAGCAGTAACTAATTTTGGACCTAAAACTGAAGCAGCTGTAAAAGAATGGCAAGCTAAAAATGGTTTAACCGCAGATGGTATAGTAGGACCAGCAACTTGGGCAAAGATAATGGGAGAAAGTACTCCAATTCCAGCAGCACCAGTTCAACCTGTGGCAAATGTTGGTGGATTGAAATTAGATAAATTAAGAGGACATATTCCTGATGCAGTTATCCAAATGATTCCTGATACTGCAGCTAAGTTCCAAATCAATACTCCATTGAGATTAGCACACTTCTTAGCACAATGTGGACATGAGAGTGGTGGATTTAGAGTAACACAAGAGAACCTAAACTATTCAGCTAAAGGATTGGCAGGTATCTTTAAGAAATATTTCCCAACTGAAGCAGCAGCAACTCCTTATGCTAGACAACCTCAAAAGATTGCAAACAAAGTATATGCAAATCGTATGGCTAATGGTTCGGAAGCAAGTGGAGATGGCTACAAATTTAGAGGTAGAGGATATATTCAATTGACGGGTAGAGATAACTATACTCAATTTGGTAAAGCAATTGGTGAAGATATAGCATCAAATCCTGATGTAGTATCATCTAAATATGCATTATTATCAGCGGCGTGGTTCTGGTCTAAAAACGGATTGAATAAATTAGCGGATGGTGGTGCAACTGATACTACTGTAACATCAATTACTAAAAGAGTAAATGGTGGTACAATTGGATTAGCAGATAGAATTAAACATTTCAAAGAATATTACCATTTGTTAGCGTAATAATTTGGTAGATTAAAAATAATTTCGTATATTTATAGGATATAATAACACACAATGGCAAATATAAGTTTAAAAAGACTATTTGAAGCTGAAGACTTTACAGCAAGAAGTAAACAAACTGGAAAGCTGGTACACTTCAAATCAAAAGATGCATATCAAGCTGCATTAAAGGCTGGTTCTCACGAAGACCCTAAAGCTGAAAAAGGTGGACAGCCTAAAGCAGATGTAAAACCAAATGATATGTTTGGTGGTGATTATGCAAAAGATAGAAGTGGGGAAGCTCCCAAAGTAGATGGTATGGCAACTGTGAATTCAATTGCAGCTAAAACCGGATTGAGAGCACAAGCAATAGCAGGTTGGGCGGATGAGAATGGTGTTAATTTATCAAACGTATCAGCTGATATTGATTCTAAAAAATTGAAACCAATGGATTTAATGACCGCAATTAGTGGTAATCCTGGCAACAAATACGCTAAAGATATAATCGCAAAGTATTCACAATCATCTTCACCAAAATCCAAATATGATGATAAATCTTATTGGAAAGATGATGAACGTGAAAGACAAGGACAGGGTGCCAATGATGATTGGGATGATGATGATAGCTGGGGTGAAGGGCCTCAATTGACATCTGATAGATTGAATAAAATAGAAACAGCACTTGAAGATGAATTGGATTTAAGAGGTAATGGATTTGAAACTACACGTGAAAGTGGTGGTGGTATGGGTGGATGGGAAGGACCTATGCAAATAATGGATAAAAATGCTGACTTCGATGATGAAGATAATTATATTACTTTATCTGTGGGAAGTTCAAACAATGATGGCAAAATGTCAATTGTATTTGCAAATTACAATGGTGAACCATATTTTGAACCTGATTATGATGCATTAACTGGTGATAATGATTTAGAACCACAGCAAGCATATAAAGTTACAAAAGCTTTAATGAAAATGCCTGAAGTTCAAAAACTATTAAAAGGTGAAATGAGTAAAGAAGACTTCCAACCGATATATGATAAGTTAAAAGCTAAATTTTCAAAAGGAAAAACGGAATCAACGAAATTAACCACAATGATTAAAAAATAAACAAAAGGGAGAAACTAAAAATTCTCCCTTTTTTATTTGGTATACTCGACTATTTTTCGTATATTTGTGTATATCCACAATCATATATAAATGCCAATAGCTCTACAAAATATACTTAAAAAAAGATTTGGAATTCTGAATAATTTGTCGTATATTTGTATTTCTATTATATTTATTAATGTAACGGAGGTGAAGGACACTCACCTAAATAAAACCATAAAACATAAACTCTTAAAACTTAAAAGACATGGCTATTAACTTAGACGCAATTAAGAGCAGACTTAACAAACTGCAAAACACCCAAAGAACAACTGTAGAACTTTGGAAACCAGCACCCGGCAAACACACAATCCGATTGGTGCCTTACAAATTCAATAAAGAAAATCCTTTTATTGAACTTTATTTTCACTACAACATTAACAACAAATCTTACTTATCTCCGATGAGTTTTGGTAGACCCGACCCTATTGTTGAGTTTGCTGATAAACTTAAAAGAATGGGTGACAAGGAAGATTGGAAAGCTGCAAAAAAGATGGAGCCGAAACTTAGAACTTTCGTACCAGTATTGGTAAGAGGTGAAGAAGGTGAAGGTGTTCGTTTTTGGGGCTTTGGAAAAACTGTATATCAAGAAATTCTTGGTTATATGGCAGATCCTGATTATGGTGATATTACAGACCCAAATGAAGGTAGAGATATTACTGTTGAAGTAGTATCGGCTGAAGACAGTGGTACTTCTTACCCTGTAACAACTATCCGTGTTAAACCAAAGGAAACTCCAATGGCAACTTCAAAAGAAGAAACGGATAAGTTTCTAAATTCCCAAAAGGAAATTACTGAACTTTATTCAGAATTAACTTATGCAGAATTGAAAAATGTATTAGAAGGTTGGTTAAATCCATCTGGAACTTCTGATGATGAGGTATCGGCATCTGCGCAAACCCTATCATCAACGGCTAAAGATGAAGATGAAGCTCCATTCGATACAACTCCATCAAAACCAGCAACACCCGCAGCAGCACCTAAGAAAGTTGATGATGTGGCAGCAGCTTTTGATGACCTTTTCAATTCATAAAATAATAAGTTAATATGGCGAAAGCAACTAAGGAAGTGGACTTAGCAGAAGTGCTAGCGGACTCCCTAAACAAACAAGCGAAAGACCAAAAGGTAGCATTCTTTTTGGACAACAATGACTCCCCTACAAACGTAGAAGGTTGGGTATCAACTGGAGCATCAATGTTGGATGTGGCAATCTCTAATAGACCTTATGGAGGTTTGCCTGTTGGTAGAATTACCGAAATTACTGGATTAGAACAAAGTGGTAAATCATTAGTATCAGCTCACTTACTTGCCGAAACTCAAAAGTTGGGTGGTATAGCTGTATTGATTGACACGGAGAATGCAGTAAGTAGAGAATTCTTAGAAGCCATTGGAGTAGATACAACCAAATTACTTTATGTAGCAGCTGAGACTGTTGAACAATGTTTTGAATATACTGAAACGATTATCGAAAAGGTAAGAGTTGCATCGAAAGATAAGTATGTAACAATTGTTGTGGATTCAGTAGCAGCAGCATCAACTGAAAAGGAGATGGAAGCTGATTATGGTAAGGATGGTTACGCTACGGATAAAGCAATTATCATTTCCAAAGCAATGCGTAAAATCACAAATCTTATTGGTAGACAGAAAATCACTTTGGTTTTCACAAACCAATTAAGACAAAAGATGAACGCAATGCCATTCTCTGACCCTTGGACAACTTCTGGTGGTAAAGCAATAGCTTTCCATGCATCAGTTCGTTTAAGATTAAAGAGTATGGGAACGATTAAGGCGAAAGAAAATGGTAACGATAGAATCGTAGGTATTAAAGTTCGTTGTCAGGTAGTAAAGAATAGGATGGGACCTCCGTTACGTTCCGCCGATTTCGATATCTTCTTTGACAGAGGGATTGATAACTATGGAGCTTGGTTGGGAATGATGAAAGAAAATGGAATCGTAAAACAAAGTGGTGCATGGTATGAATATACTGATATTGATACTGGTGAAATCATTAAGTTTCAGGCGAAAGATTTTCCTTCTACATTGGAAAACAATCAGGAAGTAAAAGAGCAAATCTATAAAAGGATTTGTGAAGGTACAATTTTACAATACAAAAAAGATTCACTTGATACTGATAATTTGGTGACAGATTCAGAAGTAATAGGTGATTAATAAAGGTTACAAAAAATATGAAAGAACTATACAAAAAATTACTCAATGAAGTTGAGACAGAACATGAATCAAACGCCCAAAGGGTAAGGAATGGTAGAGTTCTTATCATAGATGGACTCAATACCTTCATCCGTAGTTGGACAACCAATCCTACAATGAATGAGGATGGTGACCACACAGGTGGAGTTATTGGTTCATTGAATTCAATCGGATATCAAATCCGTCAATTCAATCCTACTAGAGTTATCCTTACTTTTGATGGTAAGGGTGGCTCTAAAGGTAGGAAAGAATTATTTGAAGGCTATAAAGCTGATAGAGGTAAGAATCGTTTTAGGGTTAATCGTCAATACCCTGAAATGATGAGTGAAGAAGATGAGCAGGTTTCAATGAAAAGACAATTTGTGTGGTTAGTAGACTTGTTAGATAGTTTACCAATTACTACAATGATATATGATGGTATTGAAGCAGATGATGTTATCGGACATATTGCTAAGCATGTGCTTGGTGAAGAAGATGAATGTTATATTGTTTCTACCGATAAAGATTTTTTACAATTAGTGGATGAGAAAACTCTTGTTTATTCACCAACTAAAAAGAAACTTTACAATAGAGAACTGGTTAAGGAGGAATGGGGAATATATCCGCAAAATCTTTTACTATTCAGAACATTGGATGGGGATAATTCAGATAATGTGCCTGGCGTAAAAGGATGTGGATTAAAGACAGTTCTTAAAAGATTTCCTGAATTATCGGAAGATAGAGAAATAACTTTTGATGAATTATTTCAAATATGTGAAGATAAAAGGAAAGAGGCTAAAATCTATGAAGATATACTTGCAGCCAAAGATGATGTTCTAAGAAATAGACAAATCATGCAATTGCAAGAACCACATATCAATACAAATACAAAGTTGAAAATCAATGACCGTTTTGCCGAACCAAACAAAAGGTTTGATAAAATGGAATTCATCAAAGCCGCTATGAAGTATAAAATTCTTCAAAATTGGAAAGACATAAACGATTGGCTTAAATCAACTTATACAAATATAATAGTAAAATAATTTGGTGGACTCACTAAATTATCGTATATTTGTAGAACTTTAAAACATAAAATGCAGAGCGAAGATACATTATCAAAATACGGGCAATCATTTCAAACTAAAGTAGTAGCTGCCATCCTAAGTGATGATAGAATGCTAGATACTTTGGGTGATGTGATTCACAAAAAATTCTTTGAATCTGAAGCAAACAAATGGATTGTGGAAGAAGTGGTAGTATATTATAGTGAATATCATAGATTACCATCATTGGATGTATTTAAGGTACAAGTATCTAAAGTTGATAACCCAGCATTACAAAAAACAATAGTAGCACAATTAAAAGAAGTTTATCAAAGTATTGGGGGTTTGGACCTACAATATATTAAAGATGAATTTACCGCATTTTGTATTAATCAAAACTTAAAGAATGTAATCGTACAATCAATCGATTTACTAAAATCAGGCAACTATGATAAAATCAAAGAGTTGGTTGATAAGGCATTGAAGGTTGGTGTTGATGCTGATTTAGGTATGGATTACTTAACCGATTTCGAAGAACGTTATGATGAAACTTCTAGAGATACGGTAGCAACTGATTGGGATTGTATTAATGAATTGATGAATGGTGGTTTGGGGCCAGGTGAATTAGGAGTTGTAGTTGCACCATCTGGTGTTGGTAAGACTTGGGTTTTAGCAGCATTGGGAGCAGCAGCTGTAAAAGCTGGAAAGATTGTAGCTCACTATACATTAGAACTTTCACAAGGGTATGTTGGATTAAGATATGATACTGTGTTTACACATATTGCATCATCTGATTTATCACAAAGGAGAGATGAAGTATTGGATAAAGTAAAGAGATTAAAAGGTAAACTTAAAATCAAATACTATCCACCTAAAGGAGCATCATCCAAAACAATTCAAGCTCACTTAGAAAAAATGATAGCAGCCGGTAATAAGCCCGATTTAGTAATTGTGGATTATGCTGATTTGTTGTTATCACATTCAAACAAAACCGATAGTACATACGCTGAGCAAGGTGGGGTGTATATTGATTTAAGAGGAATGAGTGGTGAGTTAGGAATTCCAATTTGGACAGCATCACAAACAAATCGTTCAGCAATTGATTCCGAAGTTATTGAAGCTGATAAGATTGCAGATAGTTACGCTAAAGTAATGAACGCTGACTTTATTATGAGTTTAAGTAGAAAGGCAAAGGATAAGTTGAACAATACGGCTAGAGTACATATTATGAAAAATCGATTTGGACAGGATGGTATAACCTTCCCAGCTAAAATGGATACAACACATGGTAATTTAGAAGTATATACTGCATCATCCTCCGATGGTATCATAGCATCTAAAGAAAGTGCTAGTGGTGCCGAAATGGAGAAGCAAATGTTACACAAAAAATATATGGATACAATAGTAGGTAGTAAAGCACCTATGGTATCTGGATTAGGTTAAATAACAATTAAAAACAAAAACTATGAACAGTCAAGAACTATTCGAACAAATGAAGACTCTTTTCACAACATTTGAAACAGAGCACAACGGAACTAAAAAAGTAAACAAATCAAGAGCTAGAAAAGCTATCGGTGATTTGAAGAAATTAATCACTGCGTATAGACAAACATCTACCGCAGAGCAAAAAGCAGCATAATATGATAGGGGAGGTAACTCTCCCCTTTCTATATGTTATAATAGACATTGATTAAACCACACAAAAATATTGAAAAATATTTGTAATTTATCAAAGGTTTGTGAGTATATATTGTATTTATATTCACCCCTCAAATAACTTACAAAAACCAAATTACGCTATGAGCAAATTATTTACGGATAGAATTCCCTACAAACCATTTGAATACCCAGACTACTACAATGAAGGTTGGTTGAAACAAATGCAGGCATTTTGGTTACATACTGAAATACCAATGCAAGGGGATGTGAAGGATTGGAATGAAAACTTAACAAAAGAAGAAAAACACTTAGTTGGTAATATACTATTAGGATTTGCTCAAACGGAATGTGCAGTATCGGATTATTGGACTGGTATGGTTACTAAATGGTTTCCAAAGCATGAGATTAGACAAATGGCAATGGCATTTGGTTCGCAAGAAACAATCCATTCAGTTGCATATTCATATCTTAATGAAACATTAGGATTGGATGATTTCGCAGGTTTCCTACATGATGAAACAATGAAGGAAAGATTTGAATTACTAACAAACACAACTGCAGATTGGACTCCTAAAGATTTACAAACAAATCATACGGCTAGAGTTGAGGTTGCTCGTTCACTTGCTATCTTTTCGGCATTTGCGGAAGGTGTGGCATTATATTCTTCATTTGCTGTATTATATTCGTTTCAAATGAGAAACCTATTGAAAGGAATTGGACAACAAATGAAGTGGAGTGTTAGAGATGAATCCCTACACTCAAAGATGGGTTGTCAATTATTCAGACACATGTGTGATGAGTTTCCTGAATTGTTAGAGGAAGCTAAAGCTGATATCTACAAAGCAGCTGAAATGATTAGAGATTTAGAACACAAATTTATTGATAAGATTTTTGAAATGGGTGATTTAGAGAATCTTAAAAAGAATGACCTAAAAGAATTTATTACAAAAAGAGTTAATGAAAAATTAGGAGAATTAGGATATAACCCAATTAAAGGTGGAGATGACTACTTTGAGTTTAATGAAAAGAAAGCATCTGAATTAGATTGGTTCTATCATCTTACAGGTGGTGTAACTCATACTGATTTCTTCGCTATGAGACCTACTGATTATAGTAAGGCTGGTGAAGGTGAAAATTGGGATAATATATTTTAAAAATAATTTATGAAAAATTACGGAGAAGAAAATGGATGGGAAGTAGATGTTGATTTCCCATCTTGGGGTAATAATGAGATATATGTAAAAACTATATCTAAAACATATTTGCAGGCAGGAGAAAAACCAAAAGATGCATATTGGAGAGTTGCTACGGCAGTTGCTAAAAGATTGGATAAACCACAATTAGCAACAAAGTTCTTTGATTACATTTGGAAAGGTTGGCTGTGTTTAGCAACGCCGGTACTATCAAACACAGGTACGGATAGAGGTTTACCAATCTCTTGTTTTGGTATCGATGTAGGTGATAGTATCTATGAGATTGGTTCTAAGAATTTAGAATTAATGTTGTTAGCAAAGCATGGTGGTGGTGTTGGTATTGGTATCAATATGATTAGACCTGCTGGTAGTAAAATTACTGGTAATGGTACATCGGATGGTATTGTCCCATTTGCCAAAATCTATGATTCAACTATCCTAGCTACAAATCAGGGTTCAGTTCGTAGAGGAGCAGCATCGGTGAACATTAAAATTGAACACAAAGATTTTGAAGATTTCTTAGAGATTAGAGAACCTAAAGGCGATGTGAATAGACAATCACTTAACTTACATCAATGTGTTGTAGTTAGTGATAGATTTATGAAGAAGTTAGAAGAAGGTGATAGTGAATCACGTAGAAAATGGGGTAAGTTACTTCAGAAAAGAAAAGCAACTGGCGAACCTTATATTATGTACAAAGGAAATGTAAACAAAGCAAATCCTGAAATGTATAAGAAGAACGGATTAAAAGTTCACATGACTAATATATGTTCTGAAATCGTTTTACATACTGATGAGCAACATTCATTCGTTTGTTGTTTAAGTTCTTTGAACTTAGCAAAATACGATGAGTGGAAAGATACTGATTTAGTTTATACATCTACTATCTTCTTAGATGGTGTATTAGAAGAATTCTTACAAAGAGCTAAGAATATGAAAGGGTTTGAGAATTCAGTTCGTTCAGCAGAAAGAGGTAGAGCATTAGGATTAGGAGTATTGGGATGGCACACTTACTTACAACAAAAAGGATTGCCATTTGAAGGATTGCAAGCACAATTTGAAACCCGTAAGATTTTCTCTCAATTAAAGATTGAATCTGAAAGAGCAAGTAGAGATTTAGCAAACGAATATGGTGAACCACTATGGTGTAAAGAAAGTGGATTCCGTAATACTCACCTAAGAGCAGTAGCACCTACGGTATCAAACTCTAAGTTGAGTGGTAACGTAAGTAGTGGTATTGAACCTTGGGCAGCTAATGTATTTACGGAACAAACATCAAAGGGAACATTCATTAGAAAGAACCCTGAATTGGAAAGAGTGCTTCGTAAAGTAGGTAAAAATACTAAAGAAGTATGGGATAAGATTCTAGCAGATGGTGGTTCGGTGCAAGATTTACATTTCTTAGATGAGTGGTGTTTCTTAGATGGTAAATTAGTTGAATGTTCGGAGGTTACCGAAGAATCACATAAAGGTAGATGTAATTCAGTTAAGGATGTATTTAAAACATTTAAAGAAATTAACCAATTGGATTTAGTAAGACAAGCTGGTATAAGACAACAATATATAGACCAAGCAGTTTCTCTAAACTTAGCATTCCCTGCAACTGCAGAACCAAAGTGGATTAATCAAATTCACATGGAAGCTTGGAAGCAAGGTGTTAAAACACTTTACTATATGAGAACCGAATCAGTATTGAGAGGTGATATAGCAGCAAAGGCAATGGATGAAACTTGTGTAAGTTGTGAAGGATAAAAAAATAAAACAAAAAGAATATGTTAGAAGTAAAAAGATTTTCAGCAGTATGGTGTGGTCCGTGTAGAGCATTGGCACCTTTAATGGAAGGTATTAAAAGTGAACATTCGGATGTGGTTTTTGAAACAATAGATGTAGATACAGACCACGAACAGGCATCTCAATTTGCAATACGTTCAGTACCAACTGTTGTATTTGTAAAAGATGGAGTTGAAGTTGATAGATTGATTGGGGTAAACGCAAAGTTGGCTTACGAAAATAAAATCAACGAACATAAAGTATAAATAAATTAATAAAGGTTACATGGCTATTTTAAGAGGGCAAACTCATCCTGCCGCGAAGTTGACAGATGAGCAAGTTCTAAACATCAGAAGATTATGGAGTATGGGCCACCGAAATTTAAAGGTGATTGCCCGTAACAACAAAGTTTCACCTGCCAATGTAATGAAGATAGTTCAACGTAAAACTTGGGCACATCTAAATGAATTTTGGAGTGGAAGCTTATGAAAGTAGAAGGTAAACAATACTGCGATATCTCTAAATTTTCTATTAGAGAAATTAACAAAAACATCGCAAAGGATATCATTGTCAATAACCATTATAGTGGGATATGGACGAAGGTATCCTATGCGTTGGGATTGTTTTACATATCCGATGATGAGCATAATTTTTTTAGTGGTGTAAACGAACAATTGGTTGGAGTTGCCTGTTATGGTGACCCGGTTGGTAGAAATGCAGGTGCATCAATTTCCGAATTACTTCCTAGAGATGGTGTATTAGAATTGACCCGTTTATTTGTATTTGATGGATATGGTACTAACATTGAGAGTTGGTTCGTTGGACAATCTTTCGAATGGTTAAGAACTAATGTACCTCGTATTAAAGCCCTAATATCCTATTCAGACCCAAACGCTGGGCACTTAGGTACGGTATATCAAGCTACCAATTGGATATATCAGGGTAACAAAATTAGATGGTCGGATAGTTGGAGTTTTAAGTGGAGTGAGGATGATGAATGGCATCATTCTCGGACATCTTATGTGAAGTACGGAACGAATGACCCAAAGATAATTCAGACAATGGTTACAAGCCCATTCTGGATTAAAAGAGAACCCCGTAAGCACCGATATGTGTATATTCTAACCAAAGATAAGAAGGAACGCAAAGCCCTCTTAAAATCGCTTAAACATGAGGTATTCCCATACCCAAAAGTAGAATTAGATATTATTGATGAAATCCATAAAATGGACCCAATAGATTTGGTAGTCTCAGGATAATTTCGTATATTTGTAATAATATGGCAGTATCTAAGAATCCATCCGAAAAACCTCGAAAGTTTGAAATTGTTTACAAAGATGATGATGGCAGTGAATCTATATGGAAATATGATTTAGATAAATTTCCAAATGGACCTATATCAGTTGAGAACAAATTTCCTGCTGGGTATGATAAGATGATGAAGAAGCAACAAAAAGAAGCTAAGTTATCTAAATCACTTTCCGTATTAGAAAAAGCTAAAAAGGTTAAGAAGGAAGGTAAAACATTAGATAATAAAAACTATTGGTAAAATATGAAAGTAGAAGGTAAACAATATTGTGATGTATCTAAAGTGTATGTTGCACCAATAGCAAAATCAATTGCCAAAGATATAATCGTAAAGAAACACTATACGCATGCTTGGACAGCTTGTAGATACGCAATCGGAATATATTACAAATCAGAAGATGCTAATACATTCGATGGTGATAAACTTATAGGTTGTTTAATCTATGGTTTTCCTGTTGGAGCAAAAGCATCCACTTCTATTTGTGAAGGATTAACCAAAGATAACATTTTAGAATTGACACGATTGTATTGTGATGATGGGTATGGTTCTAATATCGAAAGTTATGCATTAGGGCAATCTTTCAAATGGTTAAAAGAAAACGATAAAGCAATTAAAGTATTACTATCATACGCCGATAATGGACAAGCTCACTTAGGAGGAATATATCAGGCTACCAATTGGATTTATCAAGGATTATCTACGGATATTGCATTGATGCCAAATTGGGGTATATCATTACACAAAGACCCATATCAATGGATTCATAGTAGAACTGTGTTTTCAATGTGGGGTAGTGGCAACTTAGCACACTTACAAATGGAAATCGGTAAGCAAGGATATAAAGAGTTTTGGAGAAGGGAAGAACCACCAAAGCATAGATATGTTCAGATACTTGCGCAAGATAAAAAAGAAAAGAAGGATTTGATGAAACGATTGAAGCACGAAATCAGACCTTATCCAAAAGATACCGCATCATACAATACCGAAGTGGTACATCACCTAACTACATACGAAGCACCTGAAGGGGCTGAAAACTTTTGGTAATATGTAACTCATTGATACTCAATCAGTTAGAAAAAAGTACTCAAAATGCTTGGTAGTTTCAGTTATTTTTCGTATATTTGTATATAAACAAAATTTAAAACCATAAAACACATAAAAAATGTCACAACACTTAAACAAAGAAGCAAAGGCACTTATTGAAGAACTTATCGCATTCTTTGAGCATCCCATAAACAAAAGAATATTCATTTCAAGTCTTGAAGATATAAGACCCTTATATAGAGGACATGCATCTTATAAAAATTTAGTTGCACACATATTTAATTCCTCTTGGAATAGGCATCCTAATTTTGATAACCCATCTGTTAGAGCTAGTAAGTTAGGATATGTGATGAGGCTAGGTACGGGACTTGCATCAATAAACCAAATACCAATCAGTTTTTTAATAGATACAGTATCACCTATTAAAAATTTCTTATTAAAAGATAGAGGGCATATTTTGGAAATAACTTGTTGTTTATATAATGAGAAAATGTGGAAAACTTCCGAACTTGAAGAAATTGTAATAAATGAAATAAAATATTTAGAAGCAGCTCAGAATAAAACATCCGATAGAATAAAGGCTCTCCAAATATTATCAGATGTTAAAAACTTCATTAAACAAACTGATAGTGAAATGATGAGTTCCGGAATTGTTGATAAAACAAAAAGACTTGTATCGTTGCAAGAAATATGTGATTCGGTTCCTGATTTTAATTTTAATTTAAATAAAACTGATTTATCAATTGAAGTTAAAAAAGAAAGTATTCCTACCCATATTAGAGAAATCCTTCAAATTAACAATATCAATAATAAGTGGATGGATGCTCAATTAGCTTGGCTTAATTTTTGGGCATATTGTTTTGATAAAGATAATAACTCGGAATATATAGATTCTAAGTTGGAATATGAAAAACTAATATCTTTGTTTGAGCAAGACAGTACATTTAATGGTGATTATGATAAAAAGAGTAACTATCCATTGATGGCTAATTCTATTACAGACTATTGTAAAAAGTTAAGTGAGGGTTCTATTATAGTTCCATTGAGTTTAGTATCAATTGATGCTAGTACACAAACATTAGACGATGTTGCATCTAAATTAGAAAAAGAAACGGAATCGGCATTAACATCGCAATATAAAAATTTGTATGATTTAAAAATTACAAAAAAACAATTTGAGAAATATAAATCAGAATATAAAGCTATTATAGAGCAACCACATTGGAAAACTTTAAAAGATAAAATTGATAAATTAGTAAAAAAATACACATCTCCAAATAGGGATTTGGAAAATTTAAAACACACTAATATTTTACATATAAGTTATGGTGGTGCTGCTCTCATCGCATGTAGACGTTTAATAATAAGCAAGGGTAACAAAGGTAGAACATCACCTGCTCATATTGAAAGAATAGTTAAAGATTTTTGCAATAATTTACACAAAAGAATTGAATCGATTTGTGAAGCCGGTACATATTTTCCTGGAGTTGCTAAGAAATCATCCGCACGTGTTATCTATACAATAGGGTATGTTTACGATGAAATGATGAAGCAAAGTACATCGGATATTAAAATGACAGAGCAAGAAGTATATGAATATCTATTGGAAGATATTAAACAGCACTTAAATGGACAGACAAAATTTAGTGTTGTTAAACTTACATTACCTAACTACAATGGTGATACTTTGGAAACAACACAAATAGATTTCGAAGATTTGCAACGAAGTAGAGCCGGTTTTGATTTGGGCCACAAACTTCAAACAACTGGAGATTTTACAATTGATAATTGTTTTATTCAGGAAAAACATCATAACAGGTCATATCATAATGTTGACCACATTACCGATACGATTGGGTATTGGAAGTGGTACTCTAAAGTAAACCTTGAAATTGTTAATAATAAAAAAGACTATTTTATTAATAACGATATGATAGATGTTGTAGCAGACGCTAAAAAACTAAATGAAAGATTTAATTAATGAAATTTGATAAAACAAAAAGTGAAATAGTATATCATACTCCATCATTTAAAGATGGTTGGATTACTGTTATTGCCGAAGAATGTAAAGCAAATAATCAAAGAATGGTATTAATAATACCAACTTGTAAAAAATATTCATATCAAATCAATAAATCGTTTTCTATTTTAGGGGATGATTTATTGATATATGAAATGGCGATGGGAATGGGTGTAGTGTTAGAATCCCGAGCAAAGAAATATGTAGAATATCATAAAAATAGTAAACTATATGAAAAAAATCCATTTTTTAAGTATTGAGACGGATATACATTCTAACATAGAAAAAGATTTAATTGAAAGTACTAGAATTAATAGTATTGACTTGAATATAATTGGTAGAGGGTATAAATGGCAAGGATTCGTTACTAAGTTTAAAATCTTAAAAGAATACCTTCCTACAATTGAAGCTGATTTGGTTTGTTTAACGGATTCGCGTGACGTATTATATATGTCAGATTCTAAAACAATTTATAATACATTTATAAAAAAATTCGATAAAGATTCTATTGTATTTAATGGAGAAACTAATTGTTTTCCAGAAAAAGATTTTGCACCATTACATCCGCATCAAAATAAAAAATATAAATATTTGAACTCTGGTTGTGTAATTGGTAGCAAAAAATTATTAATTGAAGTAGTTGATAAGTGCTTGGAGTTGTATGAAACTTGTAAAATAAATGATGACCAATATCTACTTCAACAAATATTTTTAAGTGGAGAATATGGTGATAGATTTACTATTGATTATAATTGTGAGATATTCCAATGTATTTGGGATGAGGAATATGGTAGAAGTAATAATTTTGATTTAGTATATTCTAAGGAAGAAATCTTTAATAGATTAACTGATACATACCCATTAATATTTCATTATCCCGGCCCAACGTGTACCGGTTCTCAGGTTTGGAAAATTCTTAATAGAAGATATTATAAAATTTCAAACGATTCGTATTACAAACAAAAGAAAAATAAAAAATAAATGAAAGTATTAGTAATTCCAAATTACACAAACTTTGGCTCTAACAAAGATATAAATAGAGATTCATTTTTGCTTGTATTTAAAGCATTTTTAGATAACACTAAAATCGGTAAGGAGTGGGAATTTGTATTACCGTATCCAGATATGAATAACCATCCTGGCATTATTAATCAATTCGAATATCCGAATGTATCACTTCGTAGGATGGACAGTTTAGATTGCTTTCCCCCTAAAATGAGAGTAGATTATCCGTATAAGTTTTTTAGTAGACTAGTTGAAAAAGAACAATTCAATTTAATATGGTCACATTTACCTGAATGGACCCATGAATATAAAATTACTCGTATCTATAATAAGACTCAACCTATTATCGGTTACTGCCATTGGTGGGAAATAAAAGATAATGGTGCACGAGATGATAATTCATTTTGGCGAAATATTAGAGGTATGTTGGATATGAAAGTATGTGGGGTAAACTCCCAATGGGTTAAAGATTTAGTTCTTAAAAGAGCAGCTGAAGATTTTCAACCTCATATTATTGAAAAGTTAGATGCAATTATTCAACCTTGGTATTTGGGTACGGATGAATTTGTAGAACCA